CGTGCATGACCCTTCCGTCTTTATTTCCTTGAATACCTTTGATAGTTCCTCTTTGTTTCCGTTCATGCTGGAGGTAAGCCTTATATACCACTGGGAACCCCGAGGGTGTTGTCCATGTGAGTTGATTTCTTCCTGAGTTGAGTTCATGTTCTGCAATCTTCTGTAAATACTTGGTTGTCTTAAGTGGTCCTGCACAGACAGTATTAATAGCCTTGATTAAGTTACCTGCTAATACGTCACACTGGTCTTCAGTGATGTTGTACTTAACAGTATAACCTTCTACGTGACAGTCTTCGTACATGTTCTTTGCTATACGCATCTTACCTGCACTGTATGCACGAGTCATTGAGCCTCTCTTAGCTATACCTTTTCTGATATGTTTCATAGGCATATCTTTGATCTCAAAGTATTCAGGCATAATACTAATGAGTTCTTTAGCAACAGCTACGTAGAAGTCTTTCTGGATAGGTGTAGGAACAAGTGACACCAGAGTACCAGCTTGTTTATCCTTAGACATAGCCGCTAAGTGTTGCCATCCGTTATTACTACCATCAATAGGTATAGGTAGTCCAGACATAAATTCTTTACCTTCCATCTTAGCTCTCTTGTATCCTAGTAATTCATTACAACAAGCTAAGAAGCTATAAGACTTTTCAGCATCAGGATGAATAGTCTTAGTACGAGCTACATCATAGATAAACTCAATGTTGTTATCTACCCATGCAACTCTATCTTCAAGAGTCATCTTGTCTACTGATATAGTATCAAGACCTTCACCCTCAAGATAAGCTTTATAGTCTGTCTTGAAGTATTTAGGTATATCATTGATGATAAATGATTTATTAAAGCAAGCTGCTGTATGCACTTTGATCCAGAATAAACCTCTCTCAGTAACTTTCTTTTTGTTAGCAAACATAAACAAGCTACGAGCTAAATCACTACCTTGAAACTCTAAAAATGATTCTGCATAGTATACTCTACCTCTGTAGTCACAAGATACTTCTTGAAAGAAAGTTCTTTCACCAATCATTTCAGCCTTCTTAAGTACTTGCATGTACTCAAAGTATTTACTCATCATACGTTGTAGTTTAGGATCCTTTTTACCAAGGAACTTAGTACCATCTGTATGAGATAATTTTTTAGGTAACTCTAAGTTTTCATGGTGTATATTGTATTCCCTTACAACACCATCTTCATCGATCAACTCAAGGATTTCTTTAGGAGTCTGTGCTTGCATAGCAGTTAATACTGGTATGTTAAGCTTCCAAGACTGTTGTCGAAGGGTCTCAAGAGATCTTACAAATGTTTTATTAAGGTTATCATGGAATAGCTTAGAGTTAGTCCAGCCCTTAATAAAAGGTTCTTTAGTTAATGGGCTATATAGACCCATGATAGGTAACAAAGGTTCAAATGATGTACCAATCAATGTTGGTTTAATATCATCTGCTTGATTAACAATGCGTACCATGTAGGGAGCTTTGTATCCTGCATATTCCCTGAAGATGTCAATCAGTCCATCTTGAAGGAACGTTTCGAGAAGAAGATCTCCAAGCGATAAAGTTGACTTGATATCAAGTTCGTCAGCTCCAATAGCTCTTGCAATTCTTTTTCCGATAAGGTCAGAAGCAAAGGTGAGCTTAACAGAGGCGCTATGCGTTGCGTTCTTGTTACGAATGCAGTATCTAAGGAGGGTATCCCAAGACTCGTTGATAAATCTTTCAAGTTCATATTCCCATGTTGGATAGTGTGCTAGAAGGCGAGCACCCTCATTGTAGATCTTATCTGAGTTAGGGACAACCTTCGATACACGTTCAGTAAGATAATTTAATGGATTCATTTATTCAAAGTCAACAAAAGTGGTTTGCATTAAGCGACCAGTGTCAGCGTCATACCTAGTATTACCGCAGTCACCTGTCATACCCGTGAATCGAGACTTCAATACACGAAGCTTAATTGTGTTACGCATCTGTTCTGTCTCAGCAATCATGTTGCGTGAGAAAGCAATGATGTCAAATGAAATTTGTTTAATAGAGCCTGAGCCTTTGATGTCATCAATGGTTGGCAAGTGACCTTCTTCAAAAGGCTTTTCACCCTTACGTAGGTGAGACACAACACCTAACCAGACGTTATGCTTCTTACAGATCTTAAGTAGATCACTCATGACTGAGTCAACTGCCTCATTACCTGTACGACCCTTAGCACCTTCAGACACAGCAATAGTGATGTGGTCAAGGATAATATACTTACAACCCATCAGGGCTAAGTGTTCAAGCTTGTCTATGAGTGACTCATCACCTACAGATCCTTGGTGATCAAGCAATATTAAGCGTTCATCACCAAAGACTTGTTGGTGTGCTGCATACATTTCTTCCTCAGTTACTTTGTTTGTAGTAAGGTTCTTACGTAACTGCATACCAATAAACTTCTCAGCAGAGTCACCAATGGATTCTTCGAGTGACACCATACCGATCATATCAGTTGTCTTAGCTAAGATCTCTAGTACAATCTCTTTAATGACTGTACTCTTACCTGAGCCTGTGCCTGATGTGAACAATACAATTTCACCTAAGCGCAGACCATGCAGTTTGTCGTTGAGAGTCTTCAAGCATTCAGGGTAAGGTAAAGAAGTAGTTTCTTTCTTACGCATGAACTGTTCCCAGATAGCCTCACCCTTAACAACACCTGCTGGACTGAATGTACGTGCATCAAAGATACAGTTCATTAGCATAGCTGAACCATGCTTAATCAGTACATCACAAGGGTCTTTCTCAGGTAATGTTGCTACCTTAATCTTATCATAGCCAATGATCTTAGCGGCTTGATCTGTAGCTTTCTTTCCTGCATCATCTTGATCAAACATCAATACGACTTCATCGAAGTTACGTAACCACTCACGTTGTTCAAGGATCATTGATGTTGCTGATGCAGAAGGTAATGCTACTACTGGGTAAAACCTACCATACTTATCATGTTGAGCCTGAGCTACAGCTAATGCGTCTAGTTCACCTTCCGTGATGATAATACGCTTACCACCCGTTGAAACATTCTGACCGAAGAGTTGTACACCTTTGAACTCACCGTGAATAAGAAAGGTCTTAGGTAGCTTACGCTCTTTATAAGCAACGATACCATTGTCTTTAGTATAAGGGTAAAAGTGGCTACTAATAGTGCCATCCTCAGCATAGGAAACTTTAACCCCGTAATGAGCCGATACTGGTTTGGTGATTCCTCGTTCTTGAAAGCCTCTTGTGTCATACTCTCTGATCTCCTCTAGTGTGTGCATATCGTAGTTTTCTTTGTGATAAACAGTTGGTTTAAAGTTTGGGTCTGTTGGTGCTGACTTACAGCACGAAAAGCAATAGCCGAAATCATCACCTTCTTTATATGAGAAGGCATCTGATGAGTCGCACTTGGGACAAGCGGTATGAATCCATCTTGACATGTTAGTTCCAGTCTCGTTCTTCCTGATATTCTCTGATGCGTTGTCTACGTTCTTTAGCTTGTTGTTGAGTTTCTTTCTTCTTTTTAAATTGATTTTTGAATTCATCTTTCAATGAGGGTTCATCATCAAATTGTTTAATTGGTTTCTTATTCTTCATGATTTAGGTTTTAAAAACTTTACTGCCCCGATGTTACCATTGTACCAGAGACGCTCGCCATCAGGAGTTTCATCTCTTGAAAGGACTTCACATTGCCATTGCTCCTGGACTTCCCGATAAGTAAGCATTCCCTTTCCGAATACCCAGTCATAGATAACAAAAGTAAATGCTTCAGATCCATATAGCTCAATATCATCAAGTAGTTCTCGGCATGAGGTTGAGTAAGTTCGCCAATCAGACTCTCTTCGAGTCTTAACTCTGCGCTTAGCTCCTGCGGGTAGTCTAGATGTTTCACTTATGAGTTGCTTTCTTCCGATGTATTGTCTTCCGGTTGGTCCGAAGACGGCATAGATGAATCCGAAGGCGTTGGCTGGTCGCTCTGTGAGGGCAATCCAGTGTCCGTAGTCTTCCATGATAGTCGTTCCTTTAGTTCTTCAAATGAGAGTGGTCGGAGATCCTCATCAGTCTCTCTGATATAGATGCAGTTAGCACATTTCAAAAAGAAAGGCTCCCAATTATCACCACATTTTTCTTTCCAGATGTCAATAACCCTTGACCACAGTTGGGTATTAGGAACTCCATTGATTAGCTTCTCAGCTGTCTTGGGTCCAACACCACGTAGTCCTTGGATATTATCTGTGGCATCTCCAGTAAGGATCTGCATCATCAAGAACCTGTAACCATCCTCAGGCTCTACGTAATACATAGTATCCTTACGGAAGTTATAGTGCCATCCTGGTATGCAGTCCAGATCTTTATCTATGTGGCATACAACATAACGCTTACCCTCATTGAGAGCAAGGTCTGCAGCAATACCACAGTAGTCGTCTGCTTCACCACCATCTGACTGTATACTAAATTCTTTACTGTATTCGTATAAGTCTTCAATGCGATCTTTAACTTCAGGTTCAATGGTATCTTTACGATTACCCTTATATGCGGCATCTACTGCATACCTGAAGTTATCCTTACCCTTAATAAAGACTGCACCATGAATAGACCCAGTGTTAGTCATAATCTCTTTGAGCTTATCGTCAAGAGCCTTACGACATAACGATGGGGATGGTTGCATGTAAGCAATCTGATATAAGATACTATCAGCATCAATGATTGCTACATCAAATTGATCTTCTGATTCAATCATTAGTGTACCTCTGCATATGTTTTACCTGTGTGTGCATCACCACCCATGCACTCGATACCAAACCACTTAGGTGCTTCGGTGAATGCTTCAATAGATAGCTCTGCTACTTCTTCTGCATACTCATCTTTAGTTACAACAGCAACCTCATCATGATAGTGCAGAGCAAAGTAGTGTGGGATGTTACGTTCTTTTAGTTTGTCTCTGAGATATACCGCTGCAGCCTTGCAGCTGACACCTTCAGCAGTCTGTAATAGGTAGTTAAGTACTTGGTGTTGAGAGCTTACAAAGACCATACGACCATCGATACCTCTGATGAAGGCTTTATCCTTACCAAATGTATTAGATGTCTTATCAAACAGACTTGATAGGTTGTCCTTGAGTTCCTTTAATCCGGGGATTGAGTTCTCAAACTTTTCCTTAGCAATCTTACCCGTCTTTGCATCTGTCTTTCCCGTAAGTATGAGACCAAGCTTACCATCACCACCCCCAAACAGAAAAGCATAAAGAAAAGGCTTAGCAAGCTTGCGGCTAGTACCAAGAGCATCTGCATTTCGTTGGTGGACATCTCCATTGATTACCTCATTAGTAAAATCATTGTTCCGTATGTAATGACAAAGACCACGCATCTGATTTCCAGCTGAGTCAGCACCGATAATGGTAGTTCCTGGCTCACATACAAGTAGTCCTCGCATTTCTTTCCCATAAACAGAGTCAACACTAGGGAGATTAGCAACAACTTCGTGTCTACACCTAAAGGTAGGAGTACCAATAGTCCACATACGACCATGTAAACGATTGTCTTTACTGTTACGTACTTCATTAATCCATCCTTCAAGAATACCCTTACGACTTCTAATGGTGTAGTAGTCAGATACCAGCATAGCATCTGCACCAAGCTTTTGAAGCGAAGACTCAGTGATCTTCGGAGATTTGTTAACAAATTTACCATTGATTTTCTCCACATTCCATTCATCAGGTACCCATCCAATAGAATACAACCAGTCCTTTACGACTTCGATTGATCCGACTTTACCTTGTTCAAAGGAGATTCTACAGTATGGTCCTTCAATAGGTCTTGTAGTTCTTCCTGACTCTTGCGGTAAATCAAAGTGTTTAACAGTGGCGACTGTATAGCATCCGTCTTTACGCCAAGCGGGTTCTTTGTATTCGTCTTTTCCATCTGTCTTGATACACCTCATTCCAATCTTAGGTTCAAGTACCATCTCAATAGCATCTAACTTGTTGTTGATCTCTGTAAGAAGTGTTTGTGCTCTTGCCATATCAAACATCCACCCTTTACTGCGGATATCAGCCTCGATCT